GTGTAACACGGCAAAATCGAACTCCGTCACCATGAAATAGTGTAGCAGCTGACAGTAGTAATTATCCGGGATACCATCTTCCCACTTGTGTCTTTGTGCCGCTCCCATGATTTCCGTGGTTTTACACTCCCAGATACCTTTCCGCCCTTGCCGATCTGTTAAATATCCATCTAAGCTGGCGTGTGCAAATGGGTAGTCGCTGTTCAGCCATAAATTGTTTTCCACATATTCCACTTTGTACTGTGGATAATCTAAGGCAAACAACGCCCGGATGTACTTTTCGGCTTCCGTACCATAAGCAACGCAAGGCTTGTCACTTATGTCCTCCTGCTTTTCACGCCCTGTCTTGATACGCCAAAGCTTCTGGTTATCCATCCAAGGATTAAGTCCAATAACAGCCGCCGCATCAGAACCACCAATACGCTTACGGCTATCAAGCCATTCCTGGTGATTTTTTAGCACTTTCATTTCAACCATGTTACGCCACCTTGTCCCTGTTTGCGTATGCCATAAGAGCAAGCCACGCCTCACACACGAACCCAACAATCACAGGAATATATGAGTCGCTGTCCATACAACACACAGCAAGGATAAATAATACCGCCGCTATGATCGTGATTGTTTTCAAAGTCCTAACTCTTAAACTTTTCTTTTTCCTCATGCTCTTCCTCCTACTCGGCGTAAAGCTCGTCCATGGTGCAACCCAGCACCTTGCAAATTTTCTTTGCAACCTCAATCCGTGGACTTTTGTTCTTACCAGTTTCCAACATGGCGATAGTTGACTGCTTAACTCCTACCTTTTCCGCAAGGTCGACCTGTGTCAATCCTGCCTTAGTTCTAAACTCTTTTAATCTCATAAATGACCTTCCTTTCATACCTTTTACGACGTCTTTTCTCGTCTTATGCTCATATTATCATTTATTATTATATTCGTCAATGTATTTTATTGTTGTTTGTGATAATCAAAAGTGCGATAGCTACCAGCTACCGCACCAATATATATTATTCTCTATTCTATTCTAATCTAATCTATTCTATTCTAGGAAACGACGTCAGACGACGCATCGAACGACTATAAGACGACTATAAGACGACTATAAGACGACGTATTTATATAAAAATATACTTTTATGTTATTAAAGCATACTTTTATGTTATCAAAGTGCGTTTTTATGTTATTAAAGCATACTTTTATGTTATCAAAGTGCGTTTTTATGTTATCAAACTATATTTTTATGTTATCAACCAATAAAAAAGGCTGGTAGACATTAAGTCCGCCAGCCTTTTTCGTAAAGAAAAGCAAAGAATCCAGTACACAAAGGAAAAAGCTTTCGCATGTGCATTTTTAATATATCACCAACTTATAGCTTTATCAAGTTTTTGACGTTGACAGCTGCAACAACGCTTCCTTTCCATGTTACAACGGCACGATCAGCCACAATCTGAGATACTGTATACTTACGTAAGTATGCAAAAGACGACAGCTTTGTTCCATTGTATGACTTTGCACCTTTCTTAATCTTTACAGTATCGCCGCACTTGATTTTCGACACGTTGCGACTGTCAGACTTTACGTCAGACGACTTGTCAGACGACGCGTCGGACGATTTTTTTGTCGACTTACCAGCTGACAGCTTAGCGTTTACCTTTTTGGCAATATCTCCCATGTGACTGTATAGGTAATCACCAGGGCAAGCCTTATTCTTGAACCATCTGTGGACGGTCATATTCTGCTTATCAATCTGACCAATAAGTGACTTGTCCGCTTTCCACTTAAGCTCTTTAATGCCGTTACGTTTGCAAACGTCAGCCAGCAGATCAATAAGTGCATGATAAGCCTTATCGCTTACATGGTATCCAGTATCTGCGCCGCCATCATTGGCAACTTCGACTGTAATAGCTCTATCGTCGTTCTGCCTATTGGAGCTGCACCAGGAACGGAAGTCCTCCGGCACGTAAAGACCGCAACGACCTTTTGAGTCAATGCCGTAATTTGAGGACGCCATCCTAAGAGGACTAGCAAACACGTCACCGCACCGCTCAACGCTGAGATCACCAGCCATTACATGCACTGTTACGGTGTCAATTTTATGTGTTCTTTTCGTCTTGTTAGGACTGATTTTCTTATAGATAACTAAACTGCTGTTACTCATTGTTTCCCCTCTCTTTACTTCACCATCTGTTTTCCTGCCTGGTTAATAGCAACAGCCGCACCGCCGGACGCAACGCCGACAGCCATAGCCGTGATAATGTCATTCGCTGGGAAATGTGGCATCTTGATAATGAAAGCCACAGCCCCAAGAACAAGACCGCTTGCCATTGCCACGATAGGGATATACTTGTTTTTAGATCCCTTGGCGGCTTTCCAAGCTTCACTGATCATGTAGCAAATGACCGTAATAGCCGCAACACCTGTGATTCCAAACATCAGTCTTACCTCCTTATTACTGATACTATGTAAGCTACGATTGCACAACCGACCGCCGACGCAATTGCACCAATGATCCCACTTTTGAAAGCTCCTAAGTCTTTCAGCGGCTTGGCTTCAATCGCGGCCAGTCGGTCGCCTTGGTTACCTAACTCTTTAGCCATATTCTCAACGCTAACCGCCATTTTCTCAACGCTAATTGTTAGGCTGGACAATTGCTGCATTGTCTTTTCCAACTCGCTTATGCGGTGATTCTGGCGGCTGTTTTCGTCGTCTAATCGTCTGGCGAACTCGTCGTGTTCTGCTTTTGTCACAAATTCATCTGGCATGGTGTACCTCTTCATCAATGTTGTTGTAAGTTACATGAAAAATCCTAAGACATCAAGAGCAAAGCCGAACATTTCCAAGGGCGAAAGCTTCCCAAGAACCCCAGACTTGTGATAACTTCAAATTTCCTGTAAAGCCTTGTCTGCCTCCGGCGCAGATTCAAACAGCTTTGCGTACCCTGCAACATCATTATATTCGTCTATGAGGTGTTTGTTAAGGCTTGCGAAATACTCGTCCATGGCTCACACCTCCCCGACAATATAAAAAAGGCACAACAAATAAAGGTAGAAATCCTCCTGTTGTGCCTTTCTCATGGCTTTAGCATTTTAGCAGTTAAACGTGTCAAAACGCACGAATTTTCATATTCTGCTTTGTAAGTATTGCCTAATCACTCCTGCGGTTCGTTCACTATTCCATCTTGTCTGGCTTATCCAATATCTGCCTTCTCCTCATGGTGAATAAACTCTGTGTAGCCTTCGACTACATTGAGGTTTTCATCAGCGAGCATAACCTTTGCTGTGATTACATCCTTTGCGTTCCAAAGTGTTTCACAAAGAGCATGATAATTTACTTTAGCCCCTGCAAGGTCAGTAAATCCCTCTGTGTGAATAAAATATTTTCCGTTAATACATTTAATAACTGCGTACTTCATAATTTAATTTCCTTTCTTTTTGTTGTAACAATCATACCATTTTAAGTAATCTTCAAGTTCGTGAATCCTATCACGACACTCTCTGCGTTTTACTTTAGTGTCATGATATTCACTTTCACTCAATTCACCTTCTGCATACTTAATCGCTAAATAATCAGTATTAGCGAGTATTTGTCTGTATGCGTTGATTTCACCCTGTACTTTTTGAATATCGTCCATGTTTACCTCAATTTCTTTAAGATGCGTCTTCCATTGTTCGGAAGCAGAGCGGGGCGAACAGCCCGTAGCTGGCGTCGTTGTGGTAGGAGCTGCCGTAGCCGTCGACACGCACTACGTAAGTCGTACTACCTGAATCAGTGGATGCCAGCCACCAGTCAGTGCGACCGCCATCCGGTCCTGTTCCCTTTATTCTATGCTCATAACTATTGGCGAATATCGGATACTGAACAGCCTGCCCATATCCAAATCCCTTCGTTGACCACACAGGGGTGTCGAATACTTCCGACTCAAATGGAACCCATAATTTGTCAAGTGATGACCATGCCCATGAGTTATCATCCGTGAGGGTTGTTCTGCTCTGATAACGAGCCGGAGCAAGCACTCTCTTCGGCTTAATAACGTTCTTGAGTTTCGTCTCAAGTCTTGGATATACAACGGTGTCTAACCAGTTCTTGAGATTAGATGCCAAGAATGGCTGAGCATTGCTTGAATTACCGTTGTTGTTATTCTCAGTGTTCCACTTAACGGGAACGGAGTAGCAGTCTCTTGTTATCCAATCAATGTGATAGCCGACCTCATTCCCTCCATCGC